TCGTATGCTAATCGTACACTGGGTACGGAGAGTAATTTTTCTGCTTCTACTGTCATTGCCTTAACGCCTTCTTCTGCAATTTCTCTGGCACTAGGAATTTCAACATAGTACCTATCATCACCAAACGCTTTAGCAAGATTTTCCCAGGCCTTACGTTGTTTTTCTGTGATAGGTTTTTTGTGTGGGCGCATCTCACTGGCTTTTACAACAGCCTTACTGATAGCATCTTCTGCAACACGACCTGCGGCAATCATAGCCGCATAATTAGGGTCAATGTTAAAGCGGCGAGACTGGCCTCCCGGATAACACATAACCAGGTGGCTGCCTTTTGGAAAACTGTCCAAATAATTATTGTCATATTCTGCAACAGGAACATATCGTCTTCCAATTTTTTCGTAATATATCTTTTTCATTTTAATTGAAACTTTTTAAGATAAACGCTAACGTCGGTAATATTTTCACAATTATAGTTGGGTTTTACCGGTTCGTCAATAGTCAAATTATCCAGTCCATACAATTCAATATACTTTTCTACCATAGCATCTATCAAAATTTCAAATTGCTCTTTGTCTAAGACTGATGCAATGCTACCTAAATCAATCCGAATGTTTTTATCTTTCATATTATTCTCCTAACTTTTCCCACATATATTCAGAATCTTTCATATATGCTATTGGCTCTAACCAACCATTTCTAATAGCTTCCATAATCATTAATTTATATTGACTTGGGCATTTGTTACTAATTTCAAATCCAGCACGTGGAGCCATAGTTATGCCATTGTCTATGTGAAAATCAGGTTCACCTTTGCGAATTGCTTTGATTGTTTTATTAGGGAAAGAATAAGTTACCATGCAACACTCAACAAAAAAATAAAAAAAGCAAACCAGGGATAACCCATAGTAAAAGCAAATAGTGCCAGTATAGTTCCGTAGAATGTCTTATCATTCATACCAACGAACCTGTATAAGGACGGTTAAGCCATGCGCTGTAGGTTTGTGCTTGCTCGCTGAGTTTTTGCAAATCGTACTTGCTACAAAATTTCATAAAGTGTACGCCCACTTGTGGAACAGTAGTTGTGCGGACACTTTCACGAATACGTTGGTCAATCGCATCTTTGATTTCTTGGGGCTGTGCAGTCAAGTCTATGAGGGTACGATTTCTCTCAAACGCATCTCTAACACGCACTTCATGGCCCTCATGGTCAACAAATCGGGTAAGCATAAATGTGTTATGTGAAAAACCTTGCTTGTGTCTATCCTCAAATGCTTCACGTATTCCCACTTTATTCTTAGTACCTTTTTCTCTAGCACCCGGGTATGATGGATGCACATTATCTGAAGAATCTCCCCTGACCAATTTTTTCCACAAGCCATATTCGGGATCTTCTAATAGTTTAGGCTCTTTAGTTTTCTTGTCAATGACAGGCTTACCGTTCTCTTTGAGATATCCGTTAATAGTGACTAATTCTCCTGCCACGCCTGAGAATCTGGAAACCTTGTCGGTTATGAGCTGGTCGTAATCGGTGTCTGTGGAAATAATTAGGTGTGTAGATCCTGGATGCAGGTGCACGAATCTTGCAATCATGTCGTCCGCTTCGGCACGTTCATGACGAAGGACACTTACGTTAGTCTTCTCGCTAATGTAAGTCGTGAAGGCTGAATACGTTTCCCAAAACATCCGGGATTCTTCAAGTTCTTCTTCAGTCACAGACTGTTCGTCCACTACTCTATTCCTCTTATACGGGGCATATAGATCACGGCGAAACGACCTACCTTCTAAGCAAAATACTACGTGTTCAATTCCGTATCGTTTGACAGCTTGATTCACTGAGGCGAGTGTCAAATGCAAGGCCATTCCTATTTTTTCTTCCGTCGTACTATTGCGTGACGCAACATAACGTGCCCGAAAAAACGTATTTGCAGTATCTATCAGGGCGTAAGTGTAAGTATTTTGTGTCATGTGTCTATTATATACGTATATATCACAAAGTACTAATTTTTTGGGTATAACCTGCACCAACTGATGGTAACTTCATTAGTGCATCTACAATATTGACCGGTTTCTTGCTCTTATCATACCAAACATGACTACCACGAGCCGCAGAAATTCTTGCAGGGCCCTGAAAGTAATCCATATAAAGAATCTCAATCATTGCTAACAATGAGTTATCACCACCGGGTGTTTTCCACCCTTGATTTGACAATGCTTCTAGCTTCTTTAATGCACCATTTTTACCTGCAACTGCCTTCATTGCATTTTCAAGATTACCAAAAACATGCTGTACAATATAGTTGTATGCTGTCATTTGGTCATCAAATGCCTGACCCTTAAGAGGTGTACCTGTGCGAATGAATTCATCATAGATGTGACCATAAAAACCAAACATTGCCGCGCTTCGTTTTTCAAGCGGCCACCAATTTTCATTTTGCGACATGATGAACTTGAGCCTAGTGATATCCTTATTTCGGGTATCAGTGATGGCACCAATGTGAGAAATAACACCATCCTTTTTAGCGTCCTTGTGTTCTTTATTCATTGGGACGGAGTTACCATCTTTGATACAAGCCATTACCTGATCGTATGCTAATTTATCTTCTGTAGTTACTTTTGTGGGATGCTGTTGACTGTATAGACGCCAATTGTTTGAATGAATACGCAGATATTCAAATTCGCCCCACTTAGATTGACCTTCGCCGTTTATCATCAATGAGAGTCTACCCGGTAACGTAGGGTCATCGGTAACCCATGTTTGTGTAGGTACTGGAAAGTCTGCCCAATCTTCAGGTTCCCAACCCTTAATATTGCCTGCACGTAATTCAATATACAAATCAATCAAGTGATGCCAACCATCGATGGTGTTAGCATATATCATACCAGATTGGTTATCAATCACATTTAGGGTAGGGTCTGAGAATTTAATACAGTAAACGCAAGTAAAGAAACGCAAGTCAAAGTTTCTCAAAATTCGTTTTGAGTTTGTTTTCTCCATCAATCTTTGATATTCTTCATCATAGATAAAGACCCCTAATGGTACATAACCTACTATTCCCATTACTGCAGGATCAAATCTAGGATCTTTATTTGCAACATCATTTGCTTTGTCCGTTTCTATAATATTTTTAATATCTTTGTCCTGCATTAGCAGGTCGCCCCAATCTTGAACCTTAAGTTTATTGAATTTGTCTTTTGCTTTAGTAAGAACATTATCAATCTTTTTGATATTGATTTTTCCTACAGGCTTATTAAAGGTCCGTGTAGTAGTTGGGGCATTAGTTGCTACTGTGTTCATATTAGTTCCTGTGTCGAGAGTCATTTTACACCTTAATTTTTACGTGAAATAAAATCTTTTTTTGCACTTTCAATAGTTAACCTACTGAAGTCTCGTATCATCTCATTGATATCAATTATTTGATTTACCGGGCTTATACTTTTTCTGCCTGAAATCTCAATGATATACTTAGATGGTACATCAATATCAATTTTGTTTCCTTTCTGAATTTGATTTTGAAAAGCAATATGTTTCGGTATTGCAAACGAACCATCTTGCATGATGACTAGGATTATATCACAAATTTCTAATTCTGTCAAATCACGTGCGCTACGTAGATTGGTCAAGTTTAGTTTTAAACTTGATTTAAGTGCCCCTCGGCGTGTGTACATTTGTTTATTGAGTAGGGACTTGAGTTCAAGTGTGATGCCAAACCGTTCCCAGTTGAAATCTTTGTGATTTTCGTCACCGCCGACAAATTTAATGTGTTTGTCTTGTGTAGCAATGACTTGTTCCATCAAAGTACCACGCCAAAAATTAAATTGATTACCCTTGATATGGTTTACTTTATTGAAACCAAAGTCAATAATAAAATCCCAGTCAAATGACTTTAATTTTGAAATTATTGTAGGGTCAATATCTTGTACAGTATGCATTGATCTACCTTATTAAATTAATGAATACTCTATTGTAGAGCCATTGTGATTTGTTGTCAACTTTAAGAATTGACGGTTAAGAAAGGACTTAATTCCTCTACGTCATATTTTGAAACTGCATATACCCAAACTACTGGGATATTGAGTACTGCGGAAATTGTTGCTGGGTGGTCACCCTTTTCCAACATTTCTTCGATTGTAATTTCCAAGTCTGCCATTTTACTCATTATGATTTACTCACATTAGATTTAAACAAAAAGCCACACAAAAT